GAAATAACATCCTACATGAATTATTTAAATTCTCTAAAATAGTGTTTTTAATAAGATGTTTAAGGCGATATATTTATTGCCCGTTCAGTTCAGAATAACTGCATATTAATTCTGACGAAATAGATGCAATATCATTTTTCGTTTTCATCGTTTATCCTATGATTCGTGATTAAGCCTATCGCGTAATTCTTTCTGCATTAATTCTTCAACCTCACTAGCAGCCTTACGATCTTCACTGGCTTTATTATTGATAGCATTCATGAGGTTACCGCCAAGGGCCGCCACCAATACTCCAAACGTTCCGTAGTCTAGGAAGTTGAACTGCGTTTGTATTTGTCCGGTTTGCAAGTTTAGTGTCGCTTCAATCCTTGCGATTTGTTGAACGGGCGGTGTTACAATATTATCTGCCATGAGCTAATCTCCTGAATCTTCATCGGTGAATTCGGTAGCGTTACCGTATATGCTGCGATAAAACCATATTATACCGGCGAGAATAGCGAGTATTACGAAAATTATTACGATATCCTGCGAAAGTGAGTTTCCGATGTCGTAATATCGGCCCCCATAATAGCCAGAATACCTCACAACCACGACCGGAGCCGGTTGAACATAAACCGGAGTGGAGTAATAGTGCCGTCCGCTGTATCCATACGTATGATGGACCGTATAGGTGTGATGGACATAGACGTGTCGAGTTACCGAAACGTGAGTTACGGGCGCACGGTTCGTCGAGGATGTCGGACCGGCTCTAAAAGAATGACCGAACGAAGAATTGTGCGAAGCGCCGCCAAAACTGGCATAAGCCGGAACGCACAACGCAAGAATAATCGATATAAGAGCAAGTAGATATTTAGGCATGTTTTCTCTCTTGTTCCGCTTTCCAAAGGGCAAACTTATTGAACACAGCTTTTTCATGTTCAACCCCATCACTATCGAACACCCAATACCCCATGATATTAATTCCTAAGCGTATCGCCGCTTCGGTATGGTGTTGACCATCAATGATGAAATAAGCGCCATACGAGCGTTTGGCAAGAAGTCCGATGCGTTGCGCCACGTCCGGCTGTTTCATGGAGTGCTGTACGCGAATATCATCAATATGACGCTGATAGTTTTGGCGGTCGTTTATAGGGATTTGAGGGTCGATGGACTCGTAGCGGATTGCGCCTTTAGGCATTCCGATTTGTTCTTCGGTATACGGCGGTTTTATTTCATGCGAGTGGTGTGTCATTTTTTCGATAGCGCCTCTAATCGTTCCTTTTTCTCATTATACCGCCGATCATTCTCATTTTTTCGTAGACGATACACTTCTGCGAGTTCTTTCCCCTTTTGCATATCTACGCAATCATGCGGGACTTTGATTTCGAATACGCCCGGTTCGACTACCTTCCATTCCATGAGAGCAACATCTTTTACGATACCCAGTTTTCCGAAAACGGCTTGAGGGGATGCAATATGAATATACGATGTCGATGAAGTTTTTCCGCCGTCGATCAATTGACGGGAATAAACCGGAGTATCTTTTGGGAGCTTCGTAAGAATGAAGGTGAAGTCCGATTGATCGTATTGTAAATCGAACTTATCGCCAACCACTATTCCCATTCGCTTTTGGGTGATTGTGGAGATGTCGAGATTCATCTTAGCGATTCGTAATCGTATGCCTTCGATGGATGTTCGCTTATCGAGTTCGGTTACGTTAATGAGATTATATCGCTTTCGCCCGAGTGTTTCCATAGTTTTTGAAGCCGCCATATAAACCGTGACGGCATCGGTTGACGCTTTATGATAGAGGAGACATTCTAACACCATGGCGTCGTATTGATCACTGAGACTACCTAGTATACTCAGTTCTGATGCTTCATGCGAAATACGATTAGGACCATCCCGCATTACAGCCTAGATCAATTATTATAAAATGTTGTCCCCTTTAGAAGGGAAACTCAATCCGGCTGTGTTTTAAACCTTTCAGCTTTAGGTCTGGTGGTCCCGGCAGGATTTGAACCTGCGCAATAACGCTTAGAAGGCGTTCGCTCTGTCCACTGAGCTACAAGACCACGCCCTGGTTACTTTAGCGAGCCAGGAAAGCTGCATGAGCAATAGCCGCCATGCCGACTTTTTCACATTGATTATCGTAATTATGGAGTTGCGAGTAAGCGCCAATCCCGTCACCATAGCCAATCTAATCAATATTGTGAAAACTTAATAACGCGCATTTGAGCCGATTGAAATCACTTCCACCGCGACAATGCTCCCCCGGCATGAAGAACAAAGATGACCCGTCTGCAATTGCCTTTGCAAAATCATCAGAGCCTTTGAATTCTTGTCCACTATTCCCCAAAGCCTGAACAAGCACTTCAGCCGCTTTCTCAACGCTGAAATTACGTTCAATGGTTTGACCGCTATTGAAATGGATTATAAATTTTATCATTTAAAAATATCACTCACTTCTATTATACCGGAGCGATTCTAAAAGCTCACAATCTTTTTTCGTGTCTGCACGGCGAAACATACTTGAGATTCATATATTTGCGGTATATCAGTTTTGCCAATATCTACCATTTTGTTGGCTTCGACAATATGGTACGCAACATTGAAACCATGCAGTGACATACATCTATAACCCATCATAGCTGAATCCATGGGGATTACGGATCTTCTGCTAAAACAGAATCTGAATACGAGAATCAACACTCGTAGCCGCTGTCCAGATTGCCACTGACTCCGAATCCCAAATGTCTTTTGATCCTCCATCGGGGTGATCGATTTTGGTTGTGTTAATGAGCCTAAGCTGTTTCCATTCCTTATCGCGCAAATCGTTCGGCAAAAGTACGATAAGCCCTGCGTAGAGTAGAGCTTTTGTAAGCCTTGCCCGTCGATACTGCTCATTATTGGTAAACGGGATACTGTCGGCATCTCCATACTGCCCGCGCCTGATCTCTTCGGTGAGTTGGTTCGTTTGCCATGGGTCGAACCTCGCAGCGCGAATGCCAAGACGCGACATGAGTTCTTTGGTGATATCCTGAACCGATGTAAGCGAAACGGGACGGTTAACTTCTCCCTGCCTTGTAGCTCGTTCAGGCTTAATGCGTACGATTAGATCCTCATAGAGGGTAGGAATGCTGTACGCCGCGCCATCTGCCCCCGCGAATGTCGTTCTCTCTGCCGATTGTATTTCATGCCAACCAACGAGATTGAACGTGATTTTTGTGCCCTTCCGGGATATCGGTTGCGGCGACTCCATGCAAACGCCACACATAATAAGATGCGAATCGTCAACTTCGCGCCGGCTGTTGAATGGGTGTAGATTATATCGCGCCGTGTTTAGAAAAGCCGCGTTAGTGCCGCATCGTGGACATAACCAGTGATAACCGTTATTCTGCTGATCGATATGAAAAACAGCCAGAGAATACGCATCGCCTGTTCGCCCAGAGTCGCCCCCAAGGTAATATTCGTATCCCGGCGTACGGGTTATATTCTCTACTCGGGCGGTTACGTGATAGTCCATCGCGCCTGAACTCGTTTCGTAGTCCAGGGTATCCGCTATGACGATCGCGCAGGGTTTTCGATTATGGTCCACTGCCGCATCGATCTTTTCGGGGAACTCGAAAAACGCGTCGTCGGCTTCCATTGGCGACCCTTCGTACATGGCCGCAGCGAGTTGAGGGTTGGATTCGTAGGCGCGTACGATATCGGGAGTTTCGCGGGTGACACGCGGGTTAACGTCCCATGTCGCGGCTTTGTCGGCAATCATAGAGGACATATCGCCCATCTTCTTAATCATTGCCTTAGCCGTTTCGTATGTGCGCATCATAAAGCCCTCTTTGACGCGAGGGTATGAGATGATACATCCAATCCACCGATTAACCATACGGGTCGTGCACGAAGCGCAAAGCGTCTCGTATACGGCATCGGGGTTTTGGAAATCGGCGTCGTCGGCCTCATCCATAACCCAACCGATGATGTTCATTCCGTCGAATCCGGATGCGCGGGAATGGAGCGAATAGAGCACGAGCCAGGGAAGAGGTTTTTGGAACATTCCATCAACTTTTTTAGCCTCCATCTGCTTTTCGGTATAGAATGAAATCGTGTCGGTCAGGATCTCGGGCTTGTATTGCTTAAAAAGTTTGTGCTTTAGAAATCCTGAGAGGTAGCGAAAGAAGATCCGGCGGGCATGATCCTGCGATGGAGCCACGTTCACAATTGATAGCTGAGAATCGGATGCGAGTCCAAAGTATTTCGCGGTCGTGTCCCATCCGTCGCCATGCCACTTGACATGCAGAACGACGTACGCAAGGTAGGCAAGCACTTTTGCAGATAGATAATCCTTCCCGCTGCCCTTACCCCACATCAAAACGAGTTGGTTAAGTGTGCGTTCCGACTTGATCCAATCCCATGCGTTGAGCAGACCAGCCTTTTTGATGATTTTATACTGCCGAGGGTAAAGCGCGTTTCCGTCGAGTTCAATACAGAACTGATCGAACGGCATAGGGGGTACGCCGTTTTCCCACACCTCATCACAGACGGCAAGCGACTGGATACCGCCCGCGATTGCCTCTTGTGCGACATCCTCATGATGCGTCGCCTTTAAACGACTTAGACGCTCAGCGACTTGTTTGCGCAGAGCGTCTAATGAATCTACTTCTTCATCGCCCATAATATATATTATGACGAGTTATCTATTTTAGGCATCACAATTTCTTCTGTCTTTTCAAACCTATCGATGAATTCTTGATGAATGCCTTCGATGAATGCTCCCCGTAGCAAGCTAAGGGGTTTCTAAGAAGCCTAGGCTTCTAAAGACTGCATTCCCAGTCTAAGAATATTGATGGCCGCGTTCGTATCTCTATCGATCCTAAGTCCGCAAGTTGGACAGAAATGAACGCGGTCGGACAGCTTCTTCGGTACGATGTTTTGACACCCCGAACACATTTTTATCCCCAACTTTAAAATCACTCATATTTCTTTCCTCCCGTGAAGTAAAATGCCTCAGCTCTTGTGAGACGCGCAAACAGGTAGTAATTTAGGTTTTGCCCTATTACGATATAACGCAGTGGAAAATGGTTCTTATTGTAGTCTGAGATAAGCAAATCAATTTCGCTTCGGTCATACCAAATTCCAGAAACCTTATAGCCCCGTAAATCCCACTTAGCAAATAGCCCATAATACAACTCTGGATTGTCGTCGCACTGCTCGCCGCCTTGCACAGTAAACATCCTTCGCGTCTCTACAAAAGCGAACCGCATATCATATCCTGAGAATATGTCATAATTCCACTTGCGCCAATTGGTTAGCGACTTAATGATTTCTTCTCGTGATGCAGCGAATGGATATGAAGTGCAGTTCCGATCAACTATAGTTTCAGTTAGATTGAGCATCGCACACCATCCTCAATCGGCCCATTCGTGAACCCGATAACGCAACGTGAATCACATGCACAGAATCGCCCCACTACAACCCAAGTATGCCAGCCGATGCGCTCATCGTAGCCGTAATCTTGAAGTTCGATAGATGTAGGGTCAATGCCGGTTTTATATATTCGAGCCGCCGCCTTCGCAATAGCATCGCGCGTTGGATGACATCGTACGCATTGATCCATAGCCTTTATGAGAGAGCCGCGTTGTGGGCGAAACTTGATCATTGTCATTCTAATCCTCATCTCCTGTTAAAACAGCAATTGACCGAAACTTGCTAGGATGATATCGCAATGCGCTAATATGACCATTTATGACATCAATCACCTTCAACCAATTCAATTTGAACTCAACGCACGGATACGATGGATGGACATCTTCAAGCATATTTTTAGCGTAACCGATCAATGAAGGCCGGTAAGTTAGCATTAAGTCCAAGACTTGCGGGTTAATATTTCTCACCGCCTCACGAATGCAATGCTTCGTTATCTTGCATCCCGCTTTTATGAGAAGATAGGCGCAAACAGTGTATTCGTTTAACTGACAACACATATACAAAGGCGTCTCGTCTATTGAATGCCTATGAAGAAGCGCTTCGATATTGGCCCCATCTGCAATCAGTCTTGCGCATTCTTCAAAGTCTCCGTCAATTGCAGCATGATGCAACTTGCTATAACCCAAACAGTCGTAGCCATCATCGCCGATCTTTTGACTAGAATATGAATACATAAAAATATCCCCCTGCTCTATTATACCGATGGAGCAAGGGGAACTCACGGGCTAATTTTAGTCGCGGACTTGACGCACGTCGCCAGCTAGTAGTTCGCACTGAGGCATGAAAACGTACGCGCCAGCCGCAAGCGGCAATGTGTAGTGGTCCGGCATTTCTTGTCCGGGGCAGTCGTGTCGAAGTTCAGTGTCCACGTCCGCACGGATATAGATGTTTCCGTCTTCGCCCTCATAAAGGAAGTTGTCTTCGGTTTCGGGAAGCACATGAATATGCCCGGTTACTTCACCGTCCATGACCATGAGTCCTCGGTCCGTGTATCGCTCTTTAGCGATTCTGGCATTCTCAGGCACCGAATCAATCGGCATAAGCAGGACATCGCCCTGTCTAATAGGTTTTCTTTCCATTGTTTTTTCTCCTTAGCTCTGATATTTCAGAGCCTTAGAATGAATTGGCTTTAATCTTCAGTTTTCGATATACCAATCCATCCCCTTTATTTCGATCATAACGCGCCGTATTTCCTGGTCCGATTCGTTATCGATATCGCTAACAGTAATCAATTCAGGCGATTCTATAATCCACTGAGGAACACGTATGCCATGCCACGCATACATCGAAAACCCATCGGTATATCGACAAAATGGACCGTCTTCGCAGTGGGGTCTATTGAATTCGTCCACGAGCAAAACCTCGGGGCGATCACAAATTATACAAAAATCTGCGTGGACGAAACGGTATCCACTATGCTCTGCTAAATTCCGCCACGGTTGATATTTTGAATAATCAATTGGCAACTTAACAACATCCTGGAAAAATGACAAAAATGACTCGTAAGCAGACCATTGATTACCACATTGAGCAAAACGCCATGCGTATGATACACATTTTAGACCAAATAACCCAACACCAAGAAGTTCGGACAATAACAATTGGTTTTCGGGGCTATTAAACCAATTCACGTTTTTAGTAGTGGCGGCATCGATGTCGGCCTCAGTGGCGGCCAGAGTGGCGGCCCGAGTGGCGGCGTAAGTGGCGGCCCGAGTGGCGGCGTCAGTGGCGGCCCGAGTGGCGGCCCGAGTGGCGGCGTCAGTGGCGGCGTAAGTGGCGGCCCGAGTGGCGGCGTAAGTGGCGGCCCGAGTGGCGGCGTCAGTGGCGTCGTCAGTGGCGTCGTCAGTGGCGGCGTCAGTGGCGTCGTCAATGGCGTCCAGAGTGGCGGCCCGAGTGGCGTCGTCAGTGGCGGCCCGAGTGGCGGCGTCAGTGGCGGCCCGAGTGGCGGCCCCAGTGGCGGCCCCAGTGGCGGCGTAAGTGGCGTCCCGAGTGGCGGCCCCAGTGGCGGCCCGAGTGGCGGCCCGAGTGGCGGCGTCAATGGCGGCGTCAGTGGCGTCGTCAATGGCGTCCAGAGTGGCGGCCCGAGTGGCGGCGTCAGTGGCGTCGTCAGTGGCGGCCCGAGTGGATTCGTCGAGATATGCATTATTCCTTCTTCGCCACAATATCGTTGCCGCATAACCCGATGCAAATCTTCCGATATAGGGAGATTCTACGAACACTGTATTTTTCGGCGGTTCCAATCCGGCTATGCGATACATTTCGTTTACCGAATCAATGCAAATGCGCTTTTCCTCATCGTCCATTTGCTTAGTGGACATGGCATTCGCAATCCATTTATCGGCCCACGGCTTAAGTTGAGCGCGATGTTCTTCCGTCAGTGAGTATTTTTCCATTTCAATTCCTTCCATTCTATTATACCGAAGCGCCAATCGAAACTTATGAATGTTTAATGAATGTAATGCAATGGCAATTACATAGCCAAAATCGCGGGTTTGTAGCTTATATCATGTTACGATGTGGCAATTCATTCATCTTCATCGTCCTTCACACCTTCGGCCCTATCCAAAAGTGAGTTTATGCGGCGAAGCATCTCAGCCTCACGCAAATCTGTGTCGCGTTTGATATTCATCGTAATGTCTACGGTCATATCCGGCGTGTTATTAGCCTCGTCCACGAGCTTTTTGGCGTAAGCCGCAGCGTCTTTCATAACTGAGGCAAGAGCACGAGCGGCTTCGGGGTTTTCCTCGAATATGGCGCCATCGTTAGCGCGCAATCGGTTGGCGGCTATTTTGTAAAGCTCATCCTGAATATTGAAATAGGATAGCTCCTTCGCTCTGACCTTTTGGAGCAAGCTCTTCTTGTTTTGCTTGATTGCATCTCGGACTTCGGGATTATCGCGCCATTTATAATAAGCCGTCCGTGATGGGGGCTCATCTGTTTTGCTTAATACCCCTCCATCCCGAAGCCGGTCACAAATCTCACGATAGCTAATTCCTTCAACCATTGCCTCGAAAATAATCAGCTTGGCTTTCGGGGTGGAGAACAATTCGCGCCTATCCCATATCGTCGGTTCTCCTGGTTCTGCCTTTTTACTCATTTTATAAATCTCTTTCAATTATAACAAACTACCCTATCATGGACTGAGCGTTCACATCAATAGCGAGTCGTTGCAGTTCTTTACCAATGATATGAGCGGTTTTCGCATCCATCGCAATATACGAATCACCACACTGAATAACGATTCGCCGTGTTTGTGATTCGTAAACCGATATTTGTCCACAACCGAATTTAGGTTCATCCGGATTGTCTTGTTGATATCCGTTTACTCCACTAGGTTTCAATTGTTTGATACTGAACATTTTACGAAACAATCGGATAAACATCGTTATTCTCCAAAAACACGAAAATTAGCTATATGATTAGCAATATCCCTTATGCTGCGTATTTTCCAGAAGTGACAGTTGATTTCAGATTTTCCTACGAATACTGTGTGTCCTACAATATCCTTCCCGTCTTTCTTGTATGCGTATTGAAAATCGACAGGTGATTTTTCATCCATCTGCGCATAGCAACAATAATCATAGCCTTCCGGTAGACATTCTATCGCCTCTTCATATGAAGTATAGGTCTTTTGTGTGATATCGCCCGTAATTTTGGCTGAATCGTCAAAGACCTCCGACACTTGATACACATAATCGGAATTCGATAAGGGAGACCCATCGCTTTGATGGGGAAGCTCTTGGATCTCATCAAACACGACGTTCCGTAACTTTTTGATCAGTTTGGCGAATTCGTCAGGTTTGCCAACAATTTCTATACCGTTTATTTTAGCTTTCATCGTTTTTCCTTTCGATATATGATTGAGCGAGTTTTCTAATGCCTCCGACGTTTTCAAGTTGTTCGACAAGTCCGGATGCTGGATTTATTACGCCCTCAATCTGCCCGCGCTTGACGCCTAATACCTCGCTCATGATCGGGTCCGCCCCCCCGTCTGCAAGCAAAAAGTAGGCCATTACGGGGTTTTCTTGTCCATCGCGGTGAACTCTTCCGATGTCTTGTACTATAACGCCAGGGGACCAGTCAAGTTCTCCGAAAACTACAGTATTGCAAACATGCTGCAATCCATCGGTCCCGGCGCCAGCTCGAAGCGACATTATGAGCAGATTATGATCTTCTGTATCGGTAAACAGCTTTTTCGACTTATCTTTTTCTTGCGCCGTTTCACTCCCGGTATAGAGCAATGGTCTATATTTCAATAGCGCGGCCTTCCATATATCGTATACGGCGCGGTGCCAACCGAACAGAACGACCTTTTGACCTTCATCCAAGATCATTTTCACGAAGTCAGCGACAAAAGGCGCTTTGGCGAGTCCTGTTGCCTGTCTCATGATATTAGAGAACTCCTCGGATGCCATAAATTGTTGGCCTTTATTCTCCGAATGCTCAGCCAAAATGAGTTTTGCCAGCTCGGTTGCGTTCCCTTTGATCTTTTCAAGCTCTTTCGGATCGGAATCGATAGTGTACGGTATTTTCGATAGCGTCGGTAGTTCGCGCTTGACATCTTCTCTGGTATGGCGAACCATGATTGCCTCTCGTCTCAGATAAGATCCGAACGTTTTTGGTTGTTGTATCCGCTTGCCTGATGCGCACCATTCGCGAAGGAATTCATCATGAGTTCCGAGCGCTCCCGGCCTCAATATCTGAACGACAGAATAGAACTCTCCCCCGTAGTTGTGAATTGGAGTGGCAGATAGGCCGCACCTTAAATCAGATCTCCTCGCAATGTACGATGCCGATCGATACTTATTCGAATCCATATGGCGAAGCTCTTGGATCTCATCAAACACGACGTACCGAATAAGTGGGGCAAGCGTATCTCCCCACTTAGAGAGCTTGCTGTAGCTCGTTATTATCACGTCCGGGAGGCGGTTATCGTCTGTGAACAGCGATTGTTGTTTTGTCTTGATATTCGCTAAATCGTATACCGGTCCGTTTTTAATCACATGCGTTTTGAGTTTCGGCGCGAACTCATGAATAGCTTCTACCCATTGATGCGGAAGGTGAGTAACAGTCACGACGAGCGCGGGGAGATTTTCCGGTTTAGTCATACAGCATATCGAAGTCACTGTCTTACCAAGTCCCACATCGTCAGCAATCAAAAGTCCGCGTTTTAGTTCGCAAATGGTTGCAGACTGGGACTGATAGGAACGTGGCGGTTTTGCGAGTTCAAAAGCATCGGGCGGATGTCGCATTTCAAGCAGTTCTTCAATGCGTGTTTCATCGTCTCTATGCTTGTTCGCCTGATCGTGAAGGTAGTCGGCGCCCGATACAATCTCAAGAGGATAGCGTTCCAATACCCATTCGATGTCTCTGCATATCTCATCGTTCGAACCGATCGTAAGCACATCGGATGCGCCTATCCGTATCTGCGAAAACACACGCTTTAGACGCGCCCTAATATGAGGTTCGCATTTGATAATCCATTGGTCGTTTTTGAGTTCGATGGTTCCGTAATTCATAGTAGGCTGTCAATCAAACGAATCGCAATAACAGGTTTCCCGCATAATTCGAGGGGTATACTATGTATCCATGATCGGGTGCCGACTACGATAAGCGCATCGATATCGGGGTTCGACAGATACCGAAGCGCCTGCGCGACCAGATCCTTCCATGATCCTTTGATCTTCACTTCGATAGCAATCTTCCCCGTATATTTTAGCGTTCGACAACTCACGAGAATATCGATACGGTCTTTCCCGAACACTACATCGC